TACTTTCACCCTCTTCCTTATGTTCAAATGAGTTGAAAATCAATTCATTGTAAGTTCTAGGCTTGTGGCGTTCCATTGCTGTCATCTCCACTATTCAAGAAACCAATTTGTGTAGGCTCTGATGATTCATCAGGAGTAGGCTGGGTTTGTGCAGCCTCTCTTTGATCGTAAGCATGTTGTACAGCACCTTGGGCAACAGGTTCAGTAATCGTCTTGCCTTCTGCATTGGCTTGATCAATCAATGCCTTAACAGCACGGATTTTCTTTTCTGCACCAGATACATCCAAAGTAGCAGCTTCACTTACAACAAACTTAGCAATTTCATCAATGGTCATCACTTGTTGTGGTACCGGCTTTTTAAGTTCTGCTGCCTTCTTAATGTAAAAACTCAAAGCAGTATCAACACCAGTTGCAATAGCAACAATAATTAAACAGATAATGGCAACATAATTAGAGATTTGATCCAATGACATCACTATTCACCAGCTTTCTTGATTAAAGTGCTTGGAACCGGAACTTTTACTTCTTCACCTTCATGGTTTACCGGCTCGGTTTCCTTGACCATACCGTTGTCGGTTACGCCTGACAAATAACGCACCCACTTGGTGACTTGTGCCTTGATGTCTTGAGGAACATCGTCCAATGTCAAAACGCCATCTTGTACTAATGCTGTGTAATCTAAAATTCTAGTGTTTGGCTTCATAGTTATTTAACTCCTCTCGTAATTCTTTGTTTTCTTTTCTCAATTCCCTATTTTCAGCAAGCACAGCTTTATAGTCGTCTGCTAAAAAGCTGTGTTCATCGTGTCTTGTTGATCTCTTATCACTTAGATAACTCGTAAATAATCCCAGCAAAAAAGGGGCTAGTACACTAAGTATGTCTTTAAGACTCTGCAAGTGTATCAGCTCCTTTCTCAATCCTGCGGGTCGTACTCATAAGCAATCTGCATTAAATTGGCAATCGCATAGATCTCGAAGACGACCACAGGATGAAATCTGAAATATCCAGCTCCAAAGATGTGGAAACTTTCCGCAAATAGCAGGACCGTCAGAAACGCTACTGAAACGCCTAAGCCAAGTTTGACTAGTATATCTATGTGTATGTCTAAAACACCGCACAAAATCAAATCTACGCCTGCCAGCAAGCCAATAATATCCACCCACATGCTATTCCATGCAGGTGCTAGACTTGGTGGGTAAAAAAAGTAAGTTCGATCAATCAAGAAACAGATCGCCAAGCCTGCGATCAATAAACCAGTTTTAATGAAATCCCAGCGACTAGGCTTGTGGTTGTTCAGGTTGAGATTGTGGTGCAACATAAGCTTCACCTACGATTGTTGCGTAATCGCTAGTTTGGAGTTGTCCTGCTTGGACTAAGCTTTGGAAGTAGTCCTTGCCAAAAAGGCCCATTTGGAAATCCAAAACCCACATTTGAACGAACATTTCATAAATTGACATACTAGTTACCTCCGTTTTCTTGCTTAGTGTCAGTTGTTTCAGTTGGTGTAGCTTGCTTGTTGCCTGTTAATGCAAGCATTAATTGCTGCATTGATGCGAGCAATTTGTTTTGGTTTGCTTGACCTTCTGACAACGCCTTGATTGCCTTGGTCAATGTCAAGGTTTGTGCAGTGCCATTTGATTGATTTTCTTGTACTGACTTAAGGGTTTGGTCGAATTGTTCCTTAGACTTATCAAGTGCATCAATTTTAGCTTGTGCCGCTGCAAGGATTTGAGTTTGAGCATCATGAGCATTTTCAATCCAGCCACCCTTCTGCACTGAGTAAAGCGGATCAACGAGGTCATCGCTTGGACGTTCCTTGTACACGTGCCATGGCAATTTTTCATATGCCTTTTCGTCAAAAACTGGCATTACATAGTGGTGCCATAAAGGATTTGTGTTATCTGGGTCGCTCATATATAAGTAACCGATCAAAGTTGGAAAGTTCTTCTTCAAACTTTCTTCTTGTGTCTTAACAGAAGTATCAACTTCTGCGTTTTGTGTAGTTTCTTCAGCCATAATTGGCTCCTTTCTATTAAAAAAGCCCACGGGTACGCCCTGTGAGCTAGGTTATTTTTTGCATAAAAAAAGCACTCTTGCGAGTGTTGTCCCTAATTTTTAAGACAATTTGCCACCGTTTCTTAGAAAATCACTCAATTTGAAAAATGGTCTTGGGTGTGTGTCGAGAAATTGCTTATTGTCAACGCTTAACCAGATTTCATTGTTTTTATCAATAACTTGATTTGTTACAGTGTCTCCGACATTAACTTGACCGTCTTGAAACCAGTATTCCATACCACCGGATTCTGTGTCGTAGCAAGAGACTGGTGCCCCTACTGTTGCTTTCCTGCCGATATAGCTTTTAACAAATTTTTGACTGCCAGCAGTAATTAAGTCAGTATTATCATCTATCGGATAAAACTTGGATCTGTTGAATAGTAAGTGATCTAACATGCGATCACCACCATTCTGTAAAGGCTTCTAAACCATTGATATAAGTGGCTTAGTAGGGCTTTACCCCCCCCATTTTACATTTTTAGCTTGGGTCTTTGGTACTTTGAGCCATGCAATGTATTTATAGTAACCATTTGATCGCCCATCTTCGCTATTATCACGATACGTATCAGAGTACCAACTTTGTTGGGGATGAACAATATAATCATCTTTCCCAACAGCGACAACTTTAGCGGTATGATCATCTTTCAAGCAAAAACCGTCACTATCGTTATATTCATACATCGATGAATCTAAGTTAACCCGAAAACCAGCTGGTACAGTGATTTCTGTCGGCATGGCTAAGAATGCCTTGTTATTAGCACTGATTTCGGTTGAATCGCTATTGATGTTAAACCATTTCAAGCTATTAAATATTAGATGATTTATTGCCATGTGTTCGCCCTCTTTCTAACTGTTTACTATTGCCATTCTTTTTCCGGGACGTTGTGCTTCCCAGTTCGCCGCTGCTGTAGCATCTGTAAACGTTTGGACTTTGAACTGGTTTTCACGCAGTTGTTGAATCTGATTACGCAGGTCATTAACATCTGATTTCCAAGCAATATCTTCGCTCCAGACTGGTCCAGTGCCGTTACCACCTGTAATTCTAGCTTGGTGGTCACTATAAGCTACTGATAAAACGCCCTTGGTGTCACCACCACCAAAACCAATGCCTGCGGCAAAATTATTTAATAATGCACCGGAACCACCAGCATCAATCCGAATAGACGTAAGTACGTTATTAGGATTATCAACGCCGAAAATGTCATTCCAGTTGTTTGAGTTCTGAATTTGTCGGAACAATGGCGCAATGGTATTTATACGGTCCACTTGGTCTTGTGGTCTGCCGTTAACATGTCCCCAATCAACTGTACCAGTGAAATGACCGTCACTCGTAATTGCAGATGTTTCTGAGCCATTCTGTCTAAAACTGAAATGGTTGGAACCATCGTCACCCAAATCAAATACAAGGTCTAGGTTGTCATCACCGTCTTGGTCTCCGTAAATTTGTGCCCAATCAGTAGCGCCAGCCCAGTTGAGTCCGCCAAGGTTGCCAGTCCTGTCGTCGATATCGCCACCGGTCCAATTAATCTTGGAGCGTAGTGTCATATTACCACCGCTTAAAGACAAGCGACTATTAGCGTTGTTGTTAGCTTGTGTAGCCGTGTTTTGAGCGTTGGACGCTTGACTAGCAGAAGCAAGCTGAGTCCAATCGTGCCATGTCCCTTCGTCAAGCGTTCGATACCACGGAGCGCTGTTGTCATCTGGAAAGTATAGTTGACTTACTCTGTGGTCATCGCCATTTGAAACAAACAAATTTCCCCACGATCCAGTAGGATTATTCGCACTTGGATTTGATACATAATAGGTACCAGTGTCAGTGAGATTATTAAAATCTTGTGCATCAGCCTGTCTGCGACCTTTTAACTGGTTAATTTGGTCAGCAAACTGACCGAGTACGTTTTGGTCAACTAGCCATTTATTGTTATATCTATCTGTTTTTTTGGTTGGAGTCTTGCTTGCAATATCGTAATCAGTAATGATTGTGCCAGTTGTCTTGCTATTGATTTGGTTTTGCAAGTTAGAAATATCAGTAGAAACATCTTCGCTGTTAGCTTTTTTGGCTACCTCGGCATTAGTTTGATCTAAATCTGATTGATTAGCCTTAGTAGCTAAATTTTCCTCTACAGTTGTCTTATCAGCCTTGTTGTCTAAAGCATTTTGGGCTTTTGTATCTGCCTCTTGTGCCAGTTCCTTGGCTTGCTTAATGCCTTCTTCAGTGGCAGTTTTATCAGGAACAGCAGTAATATCAGCCTTAGTTTTAAGCGTTTCTGTTAATTGTTCAAGACTTACATATTTAGATAAATCGGGGTCTGGCACAACTAACTCAAGTTTCCCAGCCTCATCTGGCAGAATTTCATCGCCACCATTGATGCTTGCACTCTTAACAACATGGCCCATATCTTCCTTGTGAGTATTTTCAATCTTTTCAAGATTTGCAGCTACTTCACCTTTGTACTTGTCAAATTGCCCATGAGTAACTGAAGCACCATCATTGATAACGACATTTACCGCTTGAGCCTTGCCAATGACTAAATACATCTGCATGTTAAAGCGGTACAGAACTTTATCATTAAAGTCTGGCATATATTCTGGGGTAACAGCAGTGGTTACGGCGTAAAGAAAATCATTTTCTTGCCCCTCTTCTTTGACGTATAGCCCAATGATTCTAATTTGATAGCCAGTGCTTAAATCTTTATTAGCAAAACACAAAGAAACACCAATTACTGAATTATTGCTTTCAACTTCTTCAGTGTCTATGACGGTTCCCTGCTGCATGATGTTAGGAATAGCAGTTACTTCCTCGAGGTCTTGAATAGTTTTATTGCTCCAATCATCCGCAGAAGTAACCGCCCTTGTGATTTCAAACTTTGCTTGCCCTGCATTAGCTCTTTTAGCTAATTCAAGACCAGCATTAGTTAGAATCGTTTTGTTATATTGCGACATTTTTTTAAATCACCTCTTACAATTTATTTTGAAAGTCAATTTGTGCAGTATTAGCTTGAATACTTATATAAGAATCCGCAGTATTTACAATACCTAAATAAATTTCTCTTTCAGTAGTAGTTTGAGTAAGATTAATTTTAATATCGTAAATCATGTTAGCCGGTAAAGTGATATTCAGCATGTATTTCATACTGTTAACTTTATCTGGTGTAATATCTGCAGATTTTGCTTCGACTATAGCCAAGTGCTTAGCATGATCAACTCTTACTTTAGATTTTAAATTCATAATCTCAAGTAAATGGTTAAGATACCTAGTAGTTAAAGGTTTAGGTGGCAATAATCTTAAAAGAACGTTATTGCGTCTAGTTTCAAGGCTTGCTCCTGGATCCGGCTTAATTCCTGCCTGATCTTCAAAAACTGAAATACCTTTTTCATCTGCTTGAATAATGAACTCATTTAAAAGCGTTCGATTAATCTCGCCATCGAACTGATATAATCCTTTAGATTGTGCTTTTAAGAGTTCTTCCATTTCATACACGCCATCATAATAATTAGGCATATATTTAAGGAGTTCATTCTTATCCATTTACCGTCACCTCACCTAATACAGGTAGTTGAGAGGTAGTATTGTCAAACACAAGCTGTAAATCTTCGTCCTTGCCATTAAGTTGTGGCATTGTGGCGTTAGCTACACCCTCAAGTGTCATTACCCTAGACAGGATTTTGGAACGGTAAACGGTCAGTTTATAGCCCCTACCGGTCGCCGAATCAATTGTGCTCCAGTCTTTACGCAGTGATTTAAAAAGTTCTTCAAGTGAAGCTTTTATGTTAGTTCTAATCGTATCGATGTTCGCATTTTCCGCAATTGTTACATTCATTGTGATATTGACCGTGAAAGTTTCAGGTGCTACTACAGTAACTTTATGATCAATTGGAGCTAAGCCATATCCTTGTGTGGTAGATTCTTCAGGATCAATTTCTTCTTTGACCTTTTTAATCAAAGTCTGGCTAGCTGGCATCAGATCATTATTTAAAATTACTAGCTTAACTGTTCCTGGCCCATCCCAAACAGGATAAACCTGAGTTGCTCCTACATCGGAAATTTTACTAGTCATATCTAAGTAATCTGTAACGTTACCGCCGTAAGCTACCCAAGAATTACTGTTAAGTAATCTAGCTCTTAAATGATCATCATTTTCTTCATCCCTGGCTGGAATAGTAATTTCAACAATTTCAGCCCATGATAAGTTGTCATTAGGTGTTACCGGCAATATCTGTCCTAAGTAACTATTAGCACTTGTTCCTGATTCTTCAGCTTGCATTTCTGCAGTGCCATCACCATTAGCCTTAATCACGGTATAAAAAATAGGCGATTCCGCAATACTTGCGAATCTATCGCCTACATTAACATTTACTGGATTACCATCATCATCATTGAATTTAGCTTTAACTTCTGTATTTGTAGCTGCATATCGATTAGTACCATGTTCAACTGCTCTGTAATCTAAAAACTCGCCCTGAGCGGTTTTAATGTACGTTTCGCGTATGATATTAGCTAAGGACAAAGACTGTTGAGCGCTCACCATAGCAGCAGGGGCTAAAGCATCATAAATGATTGAGCCTTCACGTTTATCAGTATCATTTGGCACATTATCAAGCATCAAGTTTAGCCAGTAATCATAGTTCTGTGCTTCTAGTTCGTTTGCTAAATCATCAGGATTCATCTACTATATCCACCTCTCTTTCAAACCCAACCCGACCATAAACGGTGTTGGCGAAACCTTCTACGATAATTGAATCGCTACTTGATTGCTCACACTTGGTAATTTCAACGCTAGTAATTCGATCGTCTGCTTCTAAAGCTTCAACAGTCATTCTTTCAGCTTCTGATAATGCATAATCAATAGATTCTCCAATCAGTTCAGGCAAGTCATTGCCATACTGTTCATCGTAAATCTGATAAACGAAACGTTCAGTCTGTAAAATTTTATCTACTGCTTGTTTCATTGCATCAAGTTCGTCTGTCATACCACGAATCCGACCATTAGCAACTTTAAAAGTATAAGTAGGACTTTGATTATCTTCTTCATCATCAAGGTCAGCATCATCTAAATATGCATCTTCCATTAATGCCCCAACATTAATCTCTTCATCAGAATCCAAAACCGTCTTCACCTATCCTTTCAAATAAATAGAACTGTTGACCACCATCTTCACGGATCATGGTTACCTTGTCGCCAGATTCAAGAGAGTTATCGATTTCTAGTTCTATTTCACCTTTAACTTCATCGTGTTCGTGTTTGGTAACTTTGCCCTTAATCTTGAAATTCCCGATATGTTTACCAAGAACAATGAAATCATCAGTTAATACCATGTTATTGGACAATTGAACCTTTAAAGGCTTAGCACTAATAACAGTTCCATAAACAACATCTGAATAGTCGCTTGGTTTACCACCGCGCTTAGTCATTAACTCATAGAGCCGTTTACCTGCCATGATTGCCCCACTTTCATTGTTAACTCACATGTATAATCTTGGCCAAAGTGATGAACTGCTTTCAAAATTGGACAGTCCTTAAACTTTTTCTTGTAGTCTTTGATACTTACTGTTACATAATTACCAGGAACTAAATCAGTTCGACCAATACAAGTAATTTTTAATTGCTTATTAGCCATATTACGATTTTTGAGTTCGTTCTTAGCCTGTTGAATCATTTGAGCATCATTAGCTTTCTTCTTAGCATTAACCACTTTTTGAAGCTTGCCCCATTGTTTAGCAGAAGGCATGGCAACAGATTTAGATTTAATTGTGGTAGTTTTAGGATCATCTGCACTAGTCTTAGTTTTAGATGTATTCTTACTCTTTTTACTGTCCTTTTGGACAACTTTCACGACGTTATAGGTATTATCAATATCAACTGAATAATCATAATCGGTCAATCCAGATTTATCACCTACAACGATATCTAACTTTTTGTAAGGAAATTTTCTAAGTTCTACAGTGTCATAATTGTCATAAATCAAGTAATGCTTATGAGTTGCTTTAGTAGTAGCACTCATTGCACTTTTAATCATGTCAAAATATGTTTTACCATCATCAACTTCAGCTTTGCATTTATGACTTGATCCAGCCACCACTTTTGCTTTAATTCCGGCACGTTTTGAAACTTCTTTAAATCGTTCACTCAATGTACCGGCTTTAAATACAATCGAATCTTCGTTTTTTAAATAGCGGCTAGGGCCATAGCACTTAACAGCGATATTATGATTTTTATCAAAACCGTACTTAAAGACATAGCCGTAAAACGTCTTTTTCTTTTTCCATTTGAAAGAAATAATATCGCCAGTATATGGAGTGATAGGCTTTTTCTCAAAAACTAATTTAAAGTTAAATTCAGTTGCCGAAAAATTAGTATCTCTATCTAAAGTAATCGAACCATCAATTACTAAATCGCTAATATCATAACTTACACGTTTTTTAGAGTGAGTAAAGTGAGTAGAGCGTCTATATAAAGTTATTTGAATTAAGTCACTCATGATCTTTTCACCTCACTCATTTTCACCCAGCCACGAGCTTTCCCGTTAACTCCCACACAAACCGGATATTTGCGACCGGGAATAATATATAAAACTTCGCGTTTAGCATTCTTTTCATACACTCCTGTCCCTCTACCATAGCTATCAGCGTGTAGCCGGCCGTTTACAGATACAGTTGAACCAACACTAATTTTTCCAGCCGGCTTAGATCGTTTCTTACCTTTCTTAGATCTACCTCGCTTTTTTGGATTTTTCTTTTTCTCATAACTAAATTTACGATATTGTTTTAATTCTAAAGTATAGGCATATTCATCAGCCCAACCATTCTCTAAACCATATTCAAAACTAGCAATAGTCATCAGCATTGAAATATCTGTTTTGGTAACCACGAATCTAACTTTGTGGTTTTTGCTTTGCATTGATTTGATTTTCTTAACATAGGTAGCCTGCTTATGTGGACTTTTAGTCGCTACATAGTGAGCACCAACCGTAGGAAAAACAGAATTAATTGATACACCTACTAGCTTTAATTTACCAGGAATGTTTACTTCACCTAAGTTAACAATGGTTTCAGAATGATCATCTGTTTCATATTTCAGCTTAACATCGCTAGGATTAACTGGTATTTGTAAATTTTCACCTGTTGTTTGATCTTTTATATAAAATTCCATGCCACTACGATCAGGCATATGCAACACTTCCTAACTTAATGATCTATTGGCTTGTTCCATAATTTTTTCTTCGAGTTTATCAAGCAAAGCATCTGCATCCGCTTCAGGATTACCTGAACTGTTAATTACAATGGCACCTGGGGCAATAGTGATTTCGCTAGAATTATTAGTACCACTAGTGTAGTAATTACTACTTGTAGCGCTATTTGCCCTAATTGAACTTGAACTTAAAGAACCCGAACTGCTAATAGAACTATTTAATCCAGGGTAAGCACTATTAATCATGGCTCTACTGCTTTGACTAATAAGCCCTCTAGTAGAATCCATACCCACAGCCATACCTTGACCAATAAAACTACCAACTTCTGCAAACAATCTAGAAGGTGAGTGAATTTGAGCGGCGGCTCTAGCTGCTTTATTAGCTTGAGCTACCAACTCGTTGGCAGCGGCAGCCACTGCACCAATTTGAGAACGAATACCAGCCGCTAAACCAGCACCAATCATGGCACCGGCGGCTTGCATTGCCCCAGCGGCACTTCTAGCAGCAGCTATAGCTTGATTTAATGCGCTACGAACTGCAGCGCTAATTTGAGCGCCACCTGCTCTTGCGGCTGAAGCTGCTCTACTCATACCTGACCGAACAGCAGAAACGACACCGCTCATGTTAGGTCTCTGCACTTTAGGGGCTGGAATAGTTTTAAGATGTGGCATAGTTGGCGTTGGTACTTTAGGTTTAGCTACTTTAGGAGCTTTAATTGTTTTAAGCTCTTTAGGCATAGTTGGCGTTGGTACTTTTGGCTTATCAACTTTAGGAGCCTTAATGGATTTGACCGTCTTAGGTACAGAAGGAGCTGGAACTTTAGGTTTGCCAATTTTAGGAGCAGGAATAGTTTTAGTATTGCCACCAAGAATGTTTTTAAATGGGTTGGTAAAGTTAAGTTTTGGCTTTTCAACTTTAACTTTAGGACCTTGAACAGTCTTCTTACCTAAATCGGCAATTTTAGCATTAGCACTAGCCACATCAACCTGTGGCTTCATCTTAATACCGTTGACATCACTAGCAGTCTTCTTAGCCGCAGAACCGACTTGGCTAAACTGTTTAATCATATTGGCAGTGACACCATTGCCAATAGCATTACCAACATTACCAAAGGAGTTCTTCATGTCGATCATGGCATTCTTAGCATCTTCAATATCACGTTTTGCGCCACTGAAGTTTCCAGTTAACGCATCTCCTAATGCATGGAATCCTTGAGCAATGCCTCTAACAGCATTAACCACACCTGCCGCTACTGATACTAATGACGTTAAAGCATCAACTACAACGCCAATTCCAAGAGCTACGCCAGCTAATGCGGTACCGCCCAATGTTCCAAGTGCATGCCCTACAATTTGTAAGACTGGCCCTAATGGTGCAGCCGCCGATCTTAATTGATTAAAGGCATTTGCTAAAGGTGCTAATCCTGCAGATAAGCCATTAAATGCACTAGACAATACTTGTGTTACTGTGCTTGCAATTGGCTGAATTGTGGCCATAATTGCACTACCTATACTAGATAAAATCGGTATTAAGGTAGACATCAGATTAGAAACTGAAGATATTAAACTGTTAAAAACAGGAGCAATCATATTAATTAAATTGCCTATTGCTTGACCAACACCTTCGAACAAACCACTAGAATTTAAGCTACTAAACATATTTTTAATAGCATTAACAGCAGTTTGAAACGTTGAGACAATTCCATTAATTGCACCAGAATTTTGGAATCCATCAAACATTTGACCAATTGATGTGCCAATTTCAGAAATCACAGGCATAATTCTAGAAGCAGCGTCACCAATGCCATCAAATACTTGATCAATATTAATTTTGCCTAACGAATTAGATAGTTGATCACCAATTTTAGTGAAATTAAGTTTACCTATTCGATCTGATAAGTTAGAAACCCATTTAATCCCGACTTTTGAGACTTTATCAAAAGCCGGTTGAAGTTTATTGGCTAATGTTTCCTTCAAGCCGTCCATAGCTTGCCCAACTGTCTTATATTGGGTAGCCATTTTACTAAAGTTGGCGTTTGTACCAGTCTTAGCAACAGCATTCAAGAAATCTTGAGTCTTCACCTTGCCATCTTGAATATCCTTAATAAGTTGTGTAGTACTTTCACCCATTGTTTTAGCAACGGCAGAAATACCGGCTGGTGTTTGTTCCAGCATAAGCTTGAAGTCTTGCCATTGAACTTTAGGCTTAGCCGCCATTTGAGTGGCTTGCTCACTTAAAGTTTTCATGGCTTGTTGCGGATTATCAGCCGCAGAAGCCAAACCACCAAAACCTTTAACTAATTGAGCAGTATTTTTAGTACCAACTGCGGCTAACTGAGCATAAGTACTAGACATATCGGAAGCACTATAAATTGTTTGTTGTGCAAATTTTTGCATTTCGGCTTTAGCTTTAGCTATCTGAGTATCAGACGCACCTAACTGATGCATATTTCCTTCAAACGTTTGCCACGAAGTGGAAGCCTCATTAAGCTCTCCTACCATTGACCTAATACCAGAGCCAGCCAAGCCCATTCCTTTGCTGATCATGTTGCCTACCGCAACGCCACCAGCCATAGATTTAAATAAGCCACTGCTGGATTTTTCAGCACCACCAAACATATTTCCACCTAGTGAGCCTTTTAACCTGCTAAAACCCGATTGCGCTCTTGAAAGCCCATTTGACAATTTATCTAACGGATTACTAAAAGCATCAACAACTCTAATCGTTGCACTTATTTCTGGCATACATTAACCTCCTTTCTAGTTCCTACAAAAAAAGAGAGGCTAAGTCTCTCACATATCATTTCAATGTGTTATGACTTTGCCTCTCTTTCGCTTTCTTTTCTTTCTTCCTCTTCTTGCTCTAATCTTAATTCAATTGATGCGACAACTAATGTCTTTTCTCTTTCATTTAGATTTGCCCACTGTTGGGGAGTCCAATGATATTTATTAAGGACATAGTTGTAAATGGAGAAATCACCAATCGAATTATTAATTAGTTTTTTGCTTCAGCCACTAAATCGTTATCATTATCAGCATCAATGCCTGAAAGCTCTAACACTTTTTCAGCTAAGACATTGTACTCACCTGCTAAGAGCATTGCTTCCAATGTGCCTGCAGGATCGCCATAAGTGCCATAATGCTTTTGGAGTTCTTCATTCTTCAAGTTAGGAACTACGACACTGGCAGCCATCAAATTATTTTCGAACTTGTCTTGATTCAGCACTTTTTGAGAAGTTCTAGTTGATTTGTTAAATTGCACTTCTTTTGAATCGTTTCTTAATTCGCTTACTTCTTTTGCGGTTAAAGAGCGAATTTTAAAAGGCACCTTAAAACGCTTGATCTTTACTTCTTCTTCCTTTACAGGGCTTTCAACATTAATAAAATCTTCTACATTAAAATTTTCAGCCATTTATTTTTCTCCTTACTGAATACCATCAAAAGATTGTACTAAGTGGATGCCTTCAAAAGTGAAATCTGCCGAAGTATCCATTACAGTATCATCTGCTTTAAAATCTGCCACTGGAATTTCGTCCAAGTTCACTTCATCAAGTTGAATAATTTGTTTACCAGCTCTTGAAGTTGGGTCTTCGATGGAAAAAGTGATCGTAAAGTATAAGTCTCCCTCTTTTTGAGTGTAAGGAATACCATATTTCAACCAATTACTGTTAATTACATATTGACCTAAAGTACCAGTACCATCAACAGAAGTGGTTTTGTGCTTAGTCCAGTGATCGCCAAGAACTTGAACCTTTTCTTTGTTCTTTTTGATGTTAATCTTTAATTCTTTACAATCAATCAGATTAATAACATTGCCGTCAATTGTGACGGTAACCTTAGCGTCCTTTGATGAAATGGTATCTCTACCATGAAGAACTTGTTCTAAAGTTGTTGCCATTTATTTATCCTTTCTATCTCACGATTAAGTTAACGTAGAGCTTTTCCATTGCGTCTACTGGTGTTACATATAAGTCCATTAATACCGCGTCTTTGTCATTGCCTTGAGCCAAGCTTAAATCATTAGGATCAAAATCACGAATCATGTTTTGTGATTCTAATCCGGACAAGTAACTCACACGGTTGGCTTTAAACAAATCACGCCCATATTCATTATTTGAAACCTTACCTAAAAAACTAGTTTCAAACGTTTGAGTAGTATTAGTACAAATTTCATCAAGTGTTCTAATAATTCTGTTTTTGCTAAAGTCTTTAGATTTTTCGCTAGTAAACTTAGTGAGTGAGTTAATGTCCTGTTCAATCACTACTCGACTGCCAGCCCGTGTGGTAAACACAATTTGTCCAGCATTTAAAGCTTCAATAGTCTTGTCGTTGTTTAACTTTGGGCTAGCTTCTACAGCATCATCAAGTTGGGTATAAGTTAATGCTTGATCTGGTGTAGCACTAGCACTCATACCAGCAAATCTAGCTGCAGCAATGTTAGGACTGATTACAGTGCCATCATTAATTACATAACCATTCAAAACAGTTGATACACCTTCATAGTTGTAAGCCACACCGACCGTATTAGGAATAACGGCGCGAACCTTAATACCAACGTTTTCGCGTAAAAGCTTAGTTTCTTCGGCTAAAAGCTTGTGAATGTTGCTTGATTCCTCCCAGCCAGCAGTAGTTGCTACAGCGTAATATTCGTTTTCCAAGTAGTCATGCATGTCATTGACTACATTATTAGTACCATTAGTACCACCTGTTAAAGTAACGTTTGTAGCACTTTGAGTTAAACCATTATAAATTGCAGTATAAAGTGGATATTCTCCCTTGCCATTTAATTCCTTAGTAACATCTGCCGGAGTAGTACCAAAAGTAATGTCTACGTAGTCATTGTGGACTTCCAATTGGTCTTCCTTGGTTAATCCTGCTTTAGCAATTGCATCAGTGTCAGCCTTTGGTAAAGTGATTTTTACTTGATCAACTTGCTTAGTGCCGAAGATAGTAGTTACAGTTACATCTTGAGTGTTTGCACCATCAGCCAAGGGACTAGGAACAAAACTAACACTAATGTTATTGCCCTGTTCACCTTCATATTTTGCATTAATGGTATAAACACCTGTCTTAGTAGCAGTAGATTTAGCACCACCAGTAAAATCGTTTAAAAGCAATACCGTTTCGGCACCCTTCAAAGCTTCATAAACTGGAGCCAATACCTCGTCGGTGTTCTTGTGCCCAGTTAGCGCAGTAAAATCACTAGTAGCTTTTAATTCAATGATGCCATTCTTGCCCCAACCTAGAGGCTTATTTTGGAACATCAATAGACGGCCCAAAGGTGTGGTTAATACCGGCTTGCCATCACCACGAACATTGATGTAAACACCCGGTCTTACTTTGTTTTGCATTCTCCAAGTTCCACCTGCCATTTATTACATACCTCCTTTAAAGTCTTCAATTGCTTTCTTAGCTTCGGCAATTGTATAAGTTTTGTTGTCTTCTAACGCAGCATTAATAATTGCCGTATTGTTAGTTCCAGGGAATAAACCAGCTTGCTTAATTTGAGCCTTAGTATACTTGACTTCGGCGTACTCAACTTTGGTGTTATTCCCTGTTGTTTCCTTTTGTTCTTGCATTTAAATCTAAACTCCTTTGTTTTAATGAAAGATCTGGTTTGTACATCCGTAAAACGAGATCAAAATCATACGTCAACGTATGTTCATTAGTATCTACACTGAATTCACGATTTCTTAAATAAGCAAAATCAGGCAATACAGTTAGATTGTCCATTAGCAGTGCTTCCATCTCATCTAATGCTTCATTAGCATTTTCTTCTGGTGGAAAATAAACAACTTGAAATGGCATTTTTCTAACTTCATAATCAAAAAGTTCTGGCTTTAGAGTTGTATTTCCTGCTCTGCCTATAAAAAAACACGGTTCTTCAAACCCATTAGGTTGATTTTCCGTGTAAATTGTTGTGTTCGGTGAGATACGAGCTAACTCATCCGCTATTCTTTCGATTATTGTCATGATAGTAAATTCCTAAAAGCCCATAAGCCAGGTGTTATCAGATCAGGTAGCTGGGAATCTATCGCATTCAAGGAATTCTTCATAAAGAATTGACCTGGTATCCAGTTCTTGTGGTTACGAGTTCTGTGACCACTTTCAACATAGGAAGCATACTCGGTAGGATTGCTGACTTTAACAACCCAGCCGCCGCCACTTACAGAAGGGCCTTCAGCAGTCCAAGCTTTACGCAAGGTACCAGAGGCAACTGGAGTATTTACTTTTAGTGTTCTAATCGCTTGAACACCAATACGCTTAGTGCTCTGACCTATCTCTTTTTTAAGTTGACCACTATCAATTCGTCCTTTAACACGACTGGCCCAGGCTTGAAACTCTGCATCATCGACAATGCCTAAACTCATGCTTTTTCATCCCTTACCATTGCGATCTCTTGATGTGAATAATAGCCAGAATATCCTTTGCTAGAGCGTTTGTATTTAGTAGTATTGCCGTTTTGATCAGTAATATAAATAACCGCTCCTGCAGGAATATCAATACCATTACGAATTAATAATTTAGCGTCAGCTTCATCAGTACCAAAGATAGTTTGAGTACCTGCGGATTGCCCTTTCAGAACAACTTTGCAAGGTTCTTTTTCTACAATTGTAGTTTCAACACTATTAGTAATGTGATTCTTAATTACTTTCTTAGTACCAGTGATCTTTGCTTTATCCGTCCATAACAATGAGACTACCCTTTTTAAACTTTCAAATTGGCTCATTCTGGTAGTCTCCTGAAGTTATTTAAGATATTAGTGTAATTATCCGTAATAGGATTTAAACCTTGTAGAGCTAAATAAATATCACTCATAGGCTTAAATGTAACACTGGTATCACCTTCATTTAGTGATTGAATGTTAGCAGCACTCTCACCATCAAGAAAACCATTTACCTTAATTGCTTGAACTGTCATGTTAACCACTACAGTAGATAATTCATTAGGCAGTTCATCGATTGGAATATTACAGTAATTAGCAATATCATTCATGATCTTATCAACTGTAAAATCAATGATTTTATCATAATCAGGATTTTCATTGTTGTTAGGAATTAGTAATTTAACTTGATTAACAATGTGTTCTTTATCCATTCAATCACCACCTAAGCTATTTTACTAAAGCTAATAAGTCGTTCTTAGTAGTCTTACCAGAGAAGTCAATCTTATGAGCAGTTAAATAGGCTTTGATTTCTTCAACAGTACTAGCTTCAGTTGGCTTTACATTAGCAGGATCTGCTTTCTTAACAAGCTTTGATGAATCTGATAAGTCTTTAGTGCCAGTAGCATCACCAACAACAACTTCATAGCCCTTAGTCTTTGTACTTAATAAGAGAACATCATCATATGATTGTTCGTAGTACAAGTAGTTACCTGAAGTTGAAGCAGATGGTTGATCAAATCCAACAAAGCTGTATTTTTCAGGTGCAATTTGAACACCATTGCTAATTAAGAACATTTCAATTTGCTTTGCATCTGACTTAAGCTTTGAACCAACAGTGAAATCAAAAGTAGTTTGCATCAAGTCTGATGGAACAACATTAATGGTTACTTCGTCCAATGAGTGAACTGTACGAGTAATAGCTGAAGGATCAGAAATAACCACTGTTCGGTTCATAGCATCTGCACGCTTCAAAATTGAATTCATTTTAGGGGTTACGTAAAGAATACGTCCTTGAGCTGGAATACGAGCTTCATCGAAGTTACTCATCATTTCATCGAATAACTTAAGAACGTTTGTTTCATCGACTGATTCAGTGTGAATCCCCTCTTGACCATCATACTTAACCTTTTGTTGATATAACTTAGAGAACATTTCTCTGTCCTTTTCGGGCATCTTGGAATCTAAGTTAAATTGACGGGTAATATTAGCGATTGAGACCACCATATTAGTTTCATCGACGTCTAGTGGGTCTACAAGAGTATCCCAGTAACGTTCGTTAGTTAACTCATATTCATCCCAATCGTTACTGTAGTTAACTGCTGGGCTTGTAATAGTTCTACGTTGGCGGTCTTTACGTCCTGCAGTAATTGAAAGACGTGGTACCTTAATATGTTTTGCACCATCGAACTTAACCATTGCATTTGATGGTGAGTTCCACAAATCTGCACTGTATAAGTGACCATCATAAAAAGCTTGTTCCAATGCACTTTGGTATGCATCAGCATAGTTAATAACTTCTGCCATTTAATAAATCTCCTCTATTTCTTAAAAACATCAACCATAGCTTGTACCGGATCAGTAGTAGCAGGTGTTCCATTGTTTGGTTCATAGTTCTGCTTAATACCTTCATCAAAGATGTATGGTGCAGTTTGGCGAATTTCTTTAATTTGTTCATCTAGTCCTGACAAATTGCCTTGGTCATCAAATTTGACCTTATCCATGTCCAGAAAACCTTTAATTGCTTTAGTATCTCTGACCTTGCTTGCATTTAAAACACGATCAACAGCACTAGTAAGACGTGTTTGATTTAATTTATTAGTAAGATCAGCCGTGTCATTCTTATACTTGGTTTCTAATTCCTTGTATGAGTTTGATAATTCCTCATTATCCTTAGCATTCTTACGTAAATTCTTTAAATCTTTATCACGTTCAGCAATTTGAGCTTTCAAAGCATTGTTTTCTTCAACAATTGCATCATTACCAGATTTAGCATTATTAATATCTTCACCATTCAAATCCATAACAGCTTTGATTTGATCTTCATCAAGTCCTAAATCTTTAAGTTGATTTCTTTTCATATAAATTCTCCTTACCTTTTACACGTTTTCTACGAGTTCGCCTCTCACAAGGCATACAAAAAGAGCAGTTTTACGACTTGCTCAGGTCAAACAATTATTAATGTAATGTCCAATAAACATTAATTCCAAAAGTATCTTTCATAAAATGGACAAACCACACGCTTATTAAAGTTCCTATAGCTGAAAGTACTATAAAAGTAATCACTACAAGTAAGACTTGTAACGCAATTGTAAACCACTCACTATAGCGTATTTTGTTCCATAGATTTTTCATATTTTTACTTCTCTATTTTGTATAGTTTAAATTTTGTGGTTAATACCAATATGACAATAAATTGCGTATTGTCACCGTTTTTTTTAAGCACTCTCTCATGCAGACTGCTAATTGTGTTGGGTACACTAAATTATGTGTAAAGTCTATTACGAGTTCGTGCATACTGAAACTCCTACAGGCTGTAGGTGTTTGCATACTATTACTACTTTTTTCTTAAAAAGATAAATTTAAAAAAAGAAAATAAATATAATAAAGAAAGGTTTTAAAGCATTCACACCCAAAAAAATACGTCACAATCCTACAGCCCCAGGGGATTTAGTTGCTTGCTTAACTCTGCATTACCCGTAATAAGCGTTCACACTGTTAATATTTGTAGATGCGCTGGTAAATTTTGGTTTAGTCATTTTTTCACCTCAAAAATGTAAGGCCTCTCATCCCTTGTGGCTGTATGGTCTTTGGAGCGGTAGCTTTTTTCCATTGTTCAAAAGTCATGTTCCGTGTCCATTTGCCTTTTCCAGTAATCGGATCACGATACCAGCGCGTTGGAATATCAGGCAAATCTTTAATATAACCACAAGTCGTACACCTGCAGTATGGATGAATTAATGGATAATTAACACCATCTTTTTCATCTTTGACATAAAAAATGCGCCCATCTAAATGAGCGCAAACTTCACATGTATGAGTTTCAAGTGTTGCTAGATATTGGTATTGATCAATATCTGAATCTTTATAGAACTTCTTTGTTGCTTGTTCTGCAGCATGTCCCATTTCAGTGACAACTAAACGATGGATATTAGATTTAACCACACCTTGAAATCTATCTCTTAGCATTCGTTCAACACGATTGTAAGAATAGCCTAAAGCAGTTGATCTAAACATTACATCTGTTAGAACTTCCGGCATAACTTTAGTGTAGTTATTCCATATTCTCTTACTAAAATTACCGCCCTTCCAAGGTTGGTAAACAATATCTTTTAATTCTTGTTCATTAAAATGAGCAAAATTAACATCTAAGCCACCTACTACTAAATATTTGTTGTAATTCTCTAATAAATAAGTATCTTCATACCGTTTGGCTAAGCCAATAGCCATATTGTCTTCTTCATTATCAGCATATCTAGCAGCTAACTCTTGATATTGTCTGTACAATTCCTGAAGTCTAGCAATTCTAGTTTTATAGTAAGCAGAGTTTAACTCTTTTTCAAAGCCACCAGCTCTAGCTTTGGCTTCAAACTCTGCTAAAGTCATATCAAACTTACTAGTATCAATAGAATTTAAATAATCAGCCGCTTCTTTAAGTGACTGATTATTTTCATTAGCATATTTAGTTACCCATTTCTTGGATTCTTTAATAAATTCATTTTCAAGATCCTTAAGACGTGATCTCATAGCTACTTCATATTCAGCGGTTGAAGCCATTTCTTTTTGCTTAGCGAGTAGAGCTCTTTTCTTCCAATATTCTTGAGAGTTCATAATTAATCACTAAGCCTTTTTATTTGCCTGCTCTGATTTATTAGGAGCAGTTTTATCATCGTTTGAGTAATCTTCTTCATCAGGATTATCAAAGCTCTGAGAGGCTCTAAAACCGTCACTATTTTGGATGTCTTCTTTTTGATCTTCAAGCTCTTGTTGCCAATCGTCAACAATCGGATTAGCTCTAGCAATTGCTTCTTTTGAAGTAAAGTTAGCAACTGTTGAAACCACTTGTGCTTGCGCTAATTTATCTTCAACTCTAGTACGTTTCCAAGTTTGAGTAATCTTCCGACCTTCAGGATCTTTTAGATTGTAGAATCTCATAATTGCACGAACTAGATCATTTAAAGAATTAGTGAAGTAAGCCTGGGTATTGCTTGCTTTTAATTCCAGGTTTGAATAAAGCATCTTAATAGCTGTACCACTTGCATTGGTGGTTTCAAACTTAGCAGGATCAATACCTTGGCCTTCAGTGAAGATGTTTTCTCTAGTCAAATCTAACAATGTTTTACGAGCTTCAACCGGAATATCAATTGTTAACTTATCAACTCCAGATTTATCACCATTACCAGGATTGTTGAACTTAATAGCTCTGTACTTCTTCAAGTTATCCATGAAGGTATTAAGATCAGTACCACCATAATTGGTTAGAACTAAGATTACTTGCTGAACATCTGATACATCGTTTAAGAAACCAGAATAGATGTGATCATAAGCATCAATTAAACCTTTGTACTTAAATAAATCAGGCTGTTGATACTTATTCTTAGGGAATGGAATAAATGGCACACGTCCCATTTTATGATCATAAGTATTACTTTCACCAGCATCATAACCAGCTGTTACATCATAAGATGGAATTCTATTGAATGGTTCAATAACTGATTGATCATTAGCACTAGTTCTAAAGAACTGTGCTTGTTTGTCATTCCAATATTCATGAACCGTGAAATATTTACCACTATCAGTATCCAATTCACGATATGAACGAAGTAAACCAACAAGTTTATTATCAAGTGTCGTGTCATAGATTGGAGTAATTTGATCAGGATCAATCACACCATATCTAAAATTGCCTTGATCATCTACCCAGTAATGAAGCCAAGAAACACCAGCGTTACATGCATCCACAGTTAAACGGTTAATAGCTAAATTATATTGGTCACCAAGAACAGTTTGAATTAACTGATTATCTTTTTCATTACCTACATCAATTTTCGGAGGAACAGTAGCAATATATCCGGCCTCCTGATCTACTAACAACTGATGCAAACTATTAGAAATTCTGTTATCAGCTCTTCGAAGGGGATCTTTCTTGCCACCATCTTCTTTAATTTTAGATTCGCCACGAGTACGAATAGTGATATCATTTTCATTTTTATAGTACTTAACAGAAGTATGATACCTTTGATTGAAAGTATTCCGTTGGCTTTCTGTATTCTTGATTAGATCTTTTAAAGCTTTTAATTCCAAGGAACAAATCCCCCTTTCACATTTCTTGAATAAATTGCATAACGCAAAGCATCAAGCCGGTCGTTATGTCTCACATCATTTTCTTTTAAAGGCTGTCCGGTATTTTCATCCCAGGCATATTGGTAAATTTCATTCATTAAACCTTGAGAGCAAGATTCAGCAACAAAGAATTTACCTTCGCGCATCTTCTGTGCAACACATTCAATACCAGGCAATACATTCTTGTTAGCATTAATACAGTTGATACCTGCAGCTTGAAACTCATTAACATTATCAGGACGTGCTGAATCAGCATAAAAAATAAGATTGCGTCCAAACTCATCTTGCAAGTTCTGTGCAATCTTAATCCAGTAATTAATAAATTTATGTTTTTTTGTGTAATCTCTTAAAACATAAGTATTCCCTTGATCATCATCACCTAGCAATAAAATTGGATTAGGGTGTTCATAACCCCAGTCAACGCCACAGTAATAATGAAGTCCTTCAGGAATCTTACTATCATCAATAACCATTTTCTTAGCATCAAAATCCTGGTAAACAATACCTTCACCGGTTACCCATAACCCCAAAATATCACGATCATAAAACATTCCCCTAGGCTTAGAAGCTTTCATTGACTTAACGTAATCAGGATCAAGGAATGTATTATCATCAATTGTAAAGTTGAATGAAATAATACCAGAATCAGGATTATGATTATCAATAAAATCAGTTTTCAGCCAGTGAGTTGGTATATCTGGGTTAGTATCGCAAATAATATGTGATCCAGGTTGCGAGCAACGGTTTTGGATTTCGTTAAACACTTCATGGTTAGCAAGGGATGCTTCGTTTACGTATGCTCCATAAGAAGTAAAACCACGAGCACTAGATAAACCGGAAATAGAGCTGGTATAAACCGGAACAATATCAACACCAAACAAATGATAATGATTATGGAAATCAGGTTTAAGAGTTAAACCAAATTGCGTTTGCAATTCTGAAATGACGTTGTTGTAAATTGAACCGGATGTAGCACCAGCCAAAATAAATCTAGGATGCTTATCATTTTGAGCCTTTGCTAAGTTAGCCACTCTCTTTAGTTCATTAAGAAACAGAACATTATCAATAAAAGTTTTACCAGAACGAACAGCGCCAGATAGGATCATAATCTTAAATGGCTTTGTCTCATAAGTATGGAATACCTTAACTTGTTTAGGAGTAAAGAAATCAGTTATTGCCATTCTTTTTATCCTCCTTAGTTAAAGTATCTAACATCTTATCAAGTAGTTGTTCCATGTCTTGACCATTGTCTTCCATTGCCTTAGCCCTAGCTTCAGCCACACGAGCATCAGCATTAGCTTTACGAATTCTGGCAGCATCAAGTTCAGGAGTTCCATTATCTGCAAACAAGCCAGCTTGTTTTAATACAGTTTGAATTGCTTGAAGTTTAACCATTTCAGATCTACCATTACGGATCAATTTAAGCAATTCCTTAATGGCATCCGGCAATGCATTATTTAACTGAGAAATACTGTATTCATGTTGCGCTTCTTTAAATAATGGATCTTTCTTCCATTTCCATAAGGTGACTGTTGAACGATTAATTTTTTTAGCAATTTCTTCATCTTTTAAATCACCTTCAAAGAGCAATTTAACAGCTTCTTGATGCTTTTTATCTAGCTTAGAAAAAGCACTGTTTTCTTTACTTTTCTTAATCGTCAAATCATATCACCACCGCCTTATTTTATGCAAAATAAAAAGCCAGCTTATGCTGACTTAAAAATATTTATTTAAAAAGTAAAAAATTATTACAAGTAAAATTATTCCAGTAATAATAGCTGCAACTGCTATTATAGAAAAATCTGAACTGTTAAAAAAAGAAAATATCTCATTCATTACATTTCATCAAGTTCTTCCTTTATATCATTTAACGCCTCTTGATAAATAGCTTCATATTCATCATAATCAGAAATTATAATTTTTAGCAAATCTAATGGATCAATTTTATATCCTGTAAAATCTTCTTTTAAACTGGATACAATACAAGCCATAATTACTACATATTTTTGATTTTCATAATTTTCTTGTTGGTCATTATTCTTCTCAACATCCTGACTAGCCTGCATTCTAAAATAAGCTACATATTTTATTGTACGATCCGAACCATACATAATAGTATCATGCATTAATTCCATTAAACGGGTCTTACTTTCTTCATCTTTCTTAGTATATTTATTTAAAGTTTCTTCCATGTTAGTGAGAAAATCTGCCCATTTAGATAATATTTCTTCTTGCTTTTTACCACCTAATTGCTTGAAGTATGATTCTATTTGAAGTTGCCTATTATTTTTGTTTTTATACTTCTCCTCAAACATTTTATAAATATGATTAGGAAGATTATTAACTGCTATTAAAATAAATAGCAATAAAACTCCTAAAATTGTATTAAACAAGTTCATTTCATTCACCTCAAGACAATTATAAAAATGCCAAGCCTAAAATTAAAAGACTTGACATTTTTTTGGTGAATGAATTTTTAGTTTTATGTCATCACGGACAAATGGTAAGAGTAGGATTCGAACCTACAAAGCCATAGGGCAACAGTTTTACAGACTGTCAGCGTTAACCATTTGCATATCTTACCAGAAAGCCTTGCTAATTCGTGGTTTCGTTCTTTTCAAGGAGGACGGAATTGTTATAGCTTAGCAAGGCCATGAGAAACATAGGACTAGAACCTACAACCCATTTTCTAAAATTTTGATGCTTTTAATAAAAATTAAGGCTATTCCAATGTTCTCATTAAAGCCGTGATGGGACTTACACCCATACCACCGAAACTTTAATAGTCGGACGTGTCTTTTTACTCATAAGAGTTTTCACGGCACAAGTAATTAAGCTCAATTGAATGAAACGATATTTAGTAAGGACTTAATCACTTATCTTTTTTCGACAATACTATAATACAATAATTTATTGTTATGGGATTACTCTATTAATGCTCTAAAGTTATTGCAAAATTGCTCTTAACTAAAATCCGTCAAGCTGATTAATGGTTGGCAGTGATGGACTTTTTGCCAGTAACTGAATGAGTCAGCGAAATCAAACATAGCCCGTCTACGCAAATAAGAGAATTTGTATTGTTCGCTGTAAACCATTTGCTTAACTTCTTGCCATGATTTACGCTTAACAAACAATTCAATCAAGATGATTTGCGAATTATGAGAGCAATGATGAATTGCATCATAGACAGCTTCAACCATAGCTTCAGCATCAATACCATTAATGAGTTTGTCTTCATTAGCATTCCCAAAATTTGAACTACCAGGAGCTGCAGATAATTTAGGAGAGCTCAAATCAGTTAAATTTCTTCCACTCATAAGGAGCAGCTTAGGTAAATCTTTTTTGAAGAAACTTGAAACATTCTCAAGCGTTCTTTTTTTATTAATTTCAGGAAATAATAAACTCATTTTCTTCACTCCATATTTATATATTTTTTTATTGCTTTTGAAGCTATAACTGAAATAGGTTCATTAATCTTTTTACAATATTTAGTCAATTCATCAAAAACTGGCGTATCAATTATAATTTTCATTTCATCATCCTTTCCATGCTTCATTCAGCCATGAATCAATACCATGTTTAACATACACAATAGATCTTCTAATAGCATATGTGCAGTCATCAGGCAAATCGCCCCAATAAAAAGATACTTCCGAAATTTCATAGCCCAATTTAGGGATTAAATCAAAGATAGTTTTGGAATTAAAGCTATTAGAAATTTTTGCAATTCTGGTTATCCCCTTAACATAAGGAGTATAAAAATCTGGTTGACCATCTTTAGTTAATTTGTATTTAAAGAGAGGCTTGTATGTTAAGTCATAATATTCTTTAACACGTTGTACAACCGGTTGCCTTACACGTAACTTCTCATAAATCACATGTGCGGGATAGCCATATTCCAGCATTCTTTTAATCTCTAAATCAGTATCATCTGGCTCAAAAACTTTAACATTGTCCCGATTAACCGCTAATAAATTTCGTGCCTTAATTAAATTAGGATCATTTTCAGGAGTTTTACTAATTGAACCATATTGAAGTTCAGCCTTACGAATATAAATTAAGGCCTTCTGATATTTAGTCATAGCCATATCCTATTAGACCTCCGTCCACAATCATTAATGCATCTTTAACGCTTCGTGCAATTCCATGAATTACATTATGAGATTGAAGCATTTCATGAAAGCGTATTTGATCCGGTCTAGGTTTACCTGTTTTAGATTTAACCTCAATATAAAACACTTGATTATCTACCCAACGCCAGCCATATAAATCAGGATGCCCCTGAGGTAATCCCGTATCAAACCATCTATGATCAATTGTTTGAACTTTGCCTACATTGGTTCTAAAAGCATTGCATTTATGTTGAGATAGCGCCACCAAGATCTCTTTTTGAATTTCATGTTCTTCACTAGCCATTAAAGTACCACCTATTTATTGTTAGCATGAGTATTTTTACTTTCTTCATTATCTGGAAGCAATTCTGTTTGACTAGCTTCTAAATTAACCATTAATGGGCCGACTGACTTAGTAAAGCTATCTCCATAGGCTTTGTTTTTACTTTCTAAAGTTTCAGCTAAGTGATCAGTATATTTTTTAAATGGATTATTCATAAAATTTCACCTCAAAAGGTTACGGCAGGTTGCAAGTAAAAATAGCTACCGTAATTGCCATTTATTCCTACAGCCATAAGGTGTACAGCCATCAATTTAGAGAAAAATTACGGTAACTTTTCTAAAACTCTTTAAGGCTGTCTCTATTTCTCTTATATATATATTATTTTTATTTTTTTATTAGGAATTAAGTGTAGTAGTGTAATCAATCAACTTAACTCCACATATATCAAGGCTTTCAGCAATTACGGTAACCGTAATTTAACCGTAATCTACTGTAATTTAGCAAATCCTGAAACGGTTTTCCCATCAATTAATTTTCTAGCACCTACTTCATAACCTAAATGACCCATGTAATACCGAATATCACGAGCTTCTTTAGAATTACGGCTTAGTGCATCCCTATCTGCAAATAAAGCGAATGCCAACTTTGTATTAGGAATAAACTTTTGATCTTTGAAGTCATTTTCAAGAGTAATGTTAAGTTGATCCTCAAGCCCTGAAGTATATCTAAATTGCTTACGATTCTCTTCAAGGAGCTTTTGCGCATTTTCAGAAAGAATAAATGGATTTTTAGTATTCTTGTAAAGCCATACTGCTTCGCCCCAAACTTGCTGAACATATTCATCAGTTAAATCCGTAATTGGTGATTTCTTTTGATGCTTAACATCAGCAAAAATTGAAATAAATCTACGATCACCAGAACGATCTTTTAAGTGTTTTACTTCATTAGTAGTACGAGCCAAAACAAATTTCTTTTGAAAAGTTTCAGATTTTCTAGCATAGGCTTTACGATATTCAAACTGTTGCATAGTAATGAATTTCTTAATTTCTTCAAAACTTGCAGCATTTGAAGCTGTCATTTCATCATCATTAACGATCAAAGCATTTTTCATAACTTCAAAATCATCTTTATTTGAAAATGTGTTGAATTGGTCTGTATAAAGACCCATTGGCGCGGTTTTCTGCAAAAGGGATGTTTTACCTACACCTTGACCACCAACTAGATCCAAAACAAAATCAAACTTAGTTTTAGGATTATAGGCCTTAGCTACTGCACCCATGAACCACAATTCAGTAATAAGAGCAGTGGTTTTATTGTTAGGTGCTCCAAGGAAATCAACAAAATAATTATCTAGTCTTTGTTTCTTATCCCACTTTGCATAAGCTTCATTCATATAATCAATTACTGGATTATATGAATTCATGTAAGCAACATTAGTAATACCTTGATCAATTACATTATTTTTAAAGATAGCACCTTTATACTTTGAAGATGATTCAATATAAAGCTCAACACCATTGATAACTTGATCAGTATATTGACCTTTTGCAATATTAATTTTTCCAATTGAAGTCTTTAATTCGGCATTTCTAACCACATCTACTTCATTGGTAAATTCATTGAATTTAAATAAATCTTGGAGGTTTTTATCAGTCTTAAGGATTAGTACAACGTTTTTAACAGACGTAGTTTTTAGAGAACCATCTTTAGTTTCTTCAAATAAAGTTTTATGAGTTTGTTCCTGCTTTAATTTGTCAGCAGCTTCTTTGTTGATATTTATTACTTTTTTATCTTCAGTCAATACTGAATTCACTTCCTTTTTATTTGATACACTAGAATCATCCTGTAAATGGGAGGTGATTCTATGAAAACCAGTTTAGCGAATTGGTCAACCGTAATTACTGCGGTTATTGCTATTTGCGCTCTTGTTTCACCAATACTTACAACTTTGATAAACAATAGCTACTCACTAAAGAAAAGTGAGCAAGAACTAAAATACAAAAGTGAACAAAGTCGAATAGCTGAAACTTCCCAAAAATATAATCAGCAAGTTGATATTATTAGTGATTTTGTTTATTCCATAAATTCTGCCGCTATTACCTTAAAAGAAGAAGATAGAAAAGATGTTGCTAGAACGGGAGCAAAGCTTCTAGTGCTTCTAAAACCTGCAGATCAAAAAATAGTTATTGATGCCATCAAAACGTTTAATAATAGTTCTTCAGGTTGGTCTAATGGTGAAGAAATTGATCATGTTAGAAAACTTGCTGATAGTATTACTAAAAAAGCACCTAGTTGGTTAAAACAAGCAAGTAAGCAGCTACGAAAATAGTTACTACTGCTAGTGCCCACATTAGATATGGCACTGATGGTAATATTTTTTCTTTTCCATTGAGCCAAACAAGTATTAATGCAAAATCAACAACAAATAATAGGCTCAAGATATTTATTAAATTATTCATAATAGTTTTGGTTTAAAAAATATCTGAAAGTTCATCATTGAATGATTGTTGAAGTATTTTTTGTTCAATCATTTGAAGAAGTTCTTCAGCATTAAGCTTGCCGTTATCGGCAGGCTTTTTGTTTGGGCTTAATTTGTGGCCACATTGCTCACAGTAATTTCCTTTATGAACATAATGTAAGCAGTAACTGCATTTAATTAATTCATCCATTACTTATCTCTCTTCTCCTGATTTCTTTTTCAATCATTGAATTTACGGTTCTTTCAACTTCATTGAGTGGTAAAGAATCTTCTGTATTATCATTGGCAATAACTGCTAACTTAGCAGCTACTTCAGGATCAACATTGCGGAATAATAATCCTCCAATAAAGCTAGCTAATGCATTGTTTCTGCCACCAGTTTTGCCTAAGCCATTAGCAATTTTTTCAAATAATTCAGTAGTTTGAGTTTTGCCAGTAGGCTTATATCCTTCAAGTTGTTCAACCGGCTTAAATTCCTTCTGCTTTTCAAGAATTAGATCAATCAATCCTTGTGGTGGTTCTCTCATAGGTTCACGGTTTAGCCACTTATAAGATTTATCTCCTAGCATTGAAGGAGCTACTACAACATAGTTATTTTCATGAGCCTTGAGATCAACTGAGGGTAAAAATCCAATGTTTTGTTGAATCTTTAAATCCTTAGGCTTAGTAAAGAAGAAATGGAAACCATTATGAGCTGTTCTCTCAGTGAGCGTATTCTTAAACCATTCATCATGATTAAGTGCCTTGATAGACTTCATACCGTCTTCCTGGCCATGTCTGTCAACATCAATTACAAAGAATTTATCAGTTTTTAATGCAATGTTAGCTGTTGGATATTTTTGCCAGATTTGCTTAATTTCATCGCCCTCAAGGGGCGGCTTGTTTGCAAATTTGATTAGTGGACGTTTATTACTTCCAATTGGTATTACGCTAAAACCATGTTCTGCATATGACAAAGCATAATTAACTAAGTTTGGATGCATTTAATCACCTCCAGATAAATTCAATGGTTTCAGTTATGCCAATGATCGAAATCACAATAAGTGTAAATAACTGCATCAACATCACCAGCGATTTTCTTGATTGCTATAATCAATACTTACCTTAGGCTTAGGCAATTCCAAATATGATTTGATAGCACGTTTTTGAACTGTCCATTTAGTCCAAATTGGCTCTTCATCACAGCCTGGATACCATAAACCGCCACTATGGTGCTTTTTAATGGCTACTTCAAAACTCAATAATTTTTCTCTACCTTCAACGTTAGTTAATAAGTTGTGAACAAATTCAGGATCTTCAGTGGTATATAATGGATAAACTTTAGTGCCAAGTACTACAAATAATTCTGTTTTTGGGTATTTAATATCATTCATTTTCATTTACCTCTCTTATTTATCAAATGGCAACATATCATCAGTAATTTCAATATCGCTGCCTGTATTACCTGCAAATGGATCTTGTTTGCCATCTACTTCAAGCTTTTTAGGTTGTTCTGCTCTACTAAATTCATAGTTTCTATAAGGATGATCAGGATCCTTTTTGTTTGGTGTTTCTTTAATAGTCATCATTAAGACTTTACCCTTTGCAGGTGTTAGAGTATCTTTCAAATCCTCATAAGCATCAGTTTCAGAATCATGATCAAAATCACTATCAGGAATAGGAGTATCAACCATTTCGCCGATCACTTGCAGCATTGAAATTGATCTAGCAATAACAAATTGTGGCATTGCCTTACCAGTTGAAGTTGTTAGTGCAAGCGTTGGGAACACTGATTCGGTTTTACCCTCATATTTACCTTCAATAACCATAAAACTTAACATCAAGAAATCACGATCACCTTTAGCGTTATGAGTAACTCCATCAAGGCTTACTTTATAAGTACCTGCTGGAATATTTTCAAAAGCGTTATATTCCTTGCCTTTCTTTGGATCAAAACCACTTTTCTTAACTTCATTTAATGCATCTAATAAACTCATGTTTACTTATTCTCCTTTAACTTATCTAAATCTTCTTTTTTGAACATCCCTTTGCAACTTTCAAGTAGCTGCAGAATTCTATGATCAGTGATATTGGCTGGATCATACATAGTTCTTAAGGCTTTCACGTCTCTGAAATATGAAGCGTTTTGGCCATCACCAATTTTCTTTGTTCTAATCACCACATCGCAGTTACCATTTACGATGTTGTAATATTTAGTTTTTAAACTAGGCTCATAGGTAGTAACACCGGTATTATCATCAGTAATTGCTAATTCGCGGCTAATGTAAATTACATTAAGTGGCAGTGCCTTTAAGTCCATAACAAATTGCTGTAAGGCCGTATTAAACATTGCATAGCCTTTACCATACGGAATATCAGACAGTGCTTGAACACCTGCATCAAGGCAGATAGCCTGTTCGATCATTACGCAAATATCATCAATTACATCAATGACAACAGTTTTAAATTGCTGATCTGCTGGACGTTTAGGATTTTCCACTTGAAGTGCTGTGATAATATCATCAAGCTGTTTAATAGCTGATTGTTCAAGCTTGCCTTGAGCATTTCTAATATTTCTAATTTGAATACTTGGTGCGCTACCTTGCTCTGAATTTCCATCAGTGTTAAGGATTAACGGATTAGGGAAAAAACTTGAAAAGTAGCTTTTGCCCGACATCGTAGCTCCCCAAATAAAGAAGTTATGTGGTTGTGATTTGGGTTTTAATGTTTGAACTTTAGGTAATTGGATCATTTTAGTCCTCCTTTAAATCATTTAAATCTATTTTTAGTGCTTCAGAAATTTTACAAGCGTTTTTAAAACTGGGCTCTGAACCTTTTAAGCGATAACTCCTTAAAGTAGTCTGTGGTATATTTGTTAATTTCGATAATTTATAAATGCTAATATTTCTTTCTTTTAAAAGTCTTTCTACTTTATTCCACATTTTGTTGTACTCCAAACTATTGTTTGCCACTATATTTAGTGCTATAATTTTATTATTCTAAAAAAAGGAGGTGACTAAATGGAAGTCACAGGCTTTGATGAACTTCAACATAAACTTGACACTCTTGAAAATAATGCTAGAGAATTGAATGGAGAACACACTTTATCTGGTAAAGATTTGTTTCCGACATCATTTATGCAAGAAAATACCAATGTTTCTTCACTTCAGGCTCTTTTACCTGGCTATGATGTAAGTAGTGATGCCACATTTAGCAAAATCCCTTCATCTGTAGTCGAACAAGCAGTGAAAGAACATTCTAATTTCAATTCTTGGGAGGAATTGAAAAAAGCAGCTGTAAAAGCTTATGTTGAAAGAAAATTATTTGAAAACATCTAATTTTTCTTTTTGTGGTCAGAATTCTCATTGAATTCTGGCTTTTTATTTACAATTTCTATCTCAAAATCATTGATTTCTTCTAAAGTATTCTTCAAGTCTTCAGCATATTTGTCCGCTCTACGTAACAATTTCTGTAATTCAGATATGTTATTGATTCCCATGTTAATTGTTGTTTTCATTCCTTAACTAACCCCTTTCTTTTAGCCATAAACCAAGCCCAACCTGGCTTATATGAATGTAATTTTGCATAAGCCTGTAATTCTTTTAAGCTATGAAGTTCACCAACTGATTTAGTGGCCACACTCTTTAACAAGTCGCTTTTAACAATTTCATGAATTACTTTTTGTCGTTCCTTAGAAGCTTCAACTAAATCAACATCACTTACTGGCTTAGCTTCATGAACTTTAATAGGTTTACCGCAAATTGGACATTTGCCATCTTTAACTTCACTTGCTTTCACCACTGCAAAACAATAATCACAAGTAACAATTGAAAGTCCTGGATCAGTCAATAAAGTTTTGCTTTTCTGCTTGCCTGATTTGATGGCTTGTTTCCAATCACGATCATCATCAGGATAACCAAACGTTTTAAAATTATTTGCATGGTCAATGATGATAGCTGTTTTCCCAGGTCTAGGATTTAAACATCTCATTGAGAACTGCAGATATAAAGCAAGTGACGCTGTAGGTCTAGCCATAATTACGCAATCAACATTTGGAAGATCAACACCCTCAGTAAAAAGATTTACATTAACTAGGATCTTTATCCTTTGATCTTTAAACATTCTTACAATGTGATCTCTCATATCCTGAGGAGTTTTACCATTAACAGAACGTGCTGTAATTCCTGCTTCATTAAATTCCGCAGCTATCTTATGAGCAGAATCAATGGAATATGTATAAACTACCGCTTGCATCCCTGAAGCTATTCGCTTGTACTGCTTAACGATATGACCAAAGATTTTAGTAGACATCGCTTCTTGCATAGATTCATTAGTAAAGTCACCAGTGCTACTACGTTTTAGTAAATTACGGTTGAAGTCATTAGGTGGTTGAAAGTATCTAAATGGTGCAAGAAATCCTTTATCAGTTAGTTCATGGATTGACTGACCAACGATAATATCATCTGCAATCTGATCAAGTTGCATTCTTCCTGTTCTATGTGGTGTTGCTGTGAAAAGTAAAACTACAGCCTTAGGAAATTGCTTTAAGATCCTTTGATAACTCTTAGCTAGAGCATGGTGAGCTTCATCAACCAAAATCACATCAGGAACCGGTAATTTATCAACTCTTCTAGTTAGCGTTTGAACCATTCCGGCAGTTAACAAACTAGGATTTACACCCTGCTCATTAAAAGTTTTAACGGCTTGATCCAGTACTTCTTTACGATGAATCAAGAACATTACACGGTTATTATTTTTAGTAGTTCTTCTGGCAATTTCTGCCATTACTCACTGTTTTCCCTGTTCGTGGTGGGCTTTGAACGATAATTACACGATGGCGTTTTTTCATAGAATCAACGATCTTATTAATTAAATCTGTTTGATAAGGTCTTAATTCATACATTAAAAATCACCCATTTGCTGATCCAAAAAGTCAGAAATTCCGCTTAATTTTTTTAAGATTTTATCCGTTTCTTCAATTTCGTATTGTTTTAATAGATTATTTTTAACTTGAGACCAATCAGTATATTTAATTAAAGTTTCTTCATTTTCATTATTAATTAATCCAGAAGTATGATTAACAGAAAATAGTGATTTACCTGCAAGTTCGCCACATTTTTCATTAAAAACAATACTTTTATTACCATTTCCATCAATTTCCCATGGAAGTGTGTTGCAGATGTTTTTTAGTATTTCATTTACTCTTTGATTTGCCTTTTCTTCAATTAGCTCATCAAAACGAGATTTAGTAATCTTACTCATATTTATTTGCCTTTTTCCTTCCATAACTTAGCTACCATATTGAACGACTGATAGTCTTTTCTTTTAACTGCTCTTTTGCCTAAATAACGGAGCTGTGCTTCAAAGCTTTCATGATGTCTGTAAGCTAATCTATAAGTGATTCTTTTAGCTAAATGCTTATTATCTGTTTTAGCTGCACGATCAAATAATTTAGCTAGTTCCGTATTTGATAAACCTTTAAGACTAATTTTCATAAAACACTCTCAATCTGTTTTAAATCCAACCGAACGGCTTCAATGTAATTCTTGATCATTGCTGGATTGGCTGTTTTAGCTAATTCATTTAATCCATAGATTGCATCATTAACAGAATCCTCAATCATTTCTGATTTGCGTTGAATTTCATTTCTTTGCTCATCTAGCAATTCTTGGATCCTACATGCCATTTGATAATCTGTTATTTGATTACCTTCATTAGCGGTTTTAGCAATCTGATATAAAACGGATCTAGGTGGCATCATCGTTTTTCTACAAATTAGAATGATTTCATCCATGGCATGACTAACATCATTTTGTTTAGCAAATTTACTAAAACCTTTCATTTGTTCAGTAATATCAATATTTACAGAAAACATTATTTGATCACCGTTTTTCTATTTGATTTCAAATGTGCACCTCTAATTGTTTTGCCCTTCTTAAGATCTTCATAGATCAATTTCTTGTTAGGCTTAACTACTTCAGAGCAAACAATATAATCAATTGGTAAATCTTTGGTAGATTCAACAATCACAGAATCTTTATAGTTACGAGGCTTAAGAATGTGGTTTTCAGTTTGGATTTCTTTATGACCACTATCATCGATAGCTTTGGTAAGAAATTCTTGAAGTCTTTCAGTTTGATTCTTGATTGAAGTTTCAACTTCTGATAATTGCTTTCTTTTTTCTTTAAGCCAATTAAGCTTCATCTGATTTTCTTCAATCCAAGTGGCCACGTTATCAAGCTTTTCATTTCTTGGAAGTTCCAAACTTTCTAACGTATCTGCTAAAGTCTCAGGATCAATATCTTTTTCTTGAACTTGTTTAATGGCGTTGTTTAACTCAAATACATTCATTGTTATTTCCTTTCTAAAAGTTAATCTTTGGCGCGGTTAACTTTCTTTTTAGTTTGGCCATCACTAATTGCATCAGTGGTAGCCCACAATTTCATTTTGGTTTCTTCACTAAGTTCCATAATTAACTTCTAAAAAATAAATTCCCATAATCTGTAACTTAATAAACTAAATCCAAAAATCATTAGACTGAGTAGGATTCCACCAAATACTGTTTCCCAGTCTGGAAGTTTCTTATTTAGCATCCCAATCAATTTCCTTTCTATGTTCATTCATCCAAATAGCAGCTGGATACTCAAAAATTGTCATCTTACCGCCTCTGCCTGGATGAATATTGCTACACCAATCCGGTTGAAATGGATAAAGAATATTTCTTTTTACCCATGCTGCCCCATGTGGCTTAGCGTATTTCTTAGCAAATTCATCAATACTAATGGTTTTTCCTATAACTTGATTTTCAGGAACATAACCACGTTTCTTCATAATTAGATCAACTACTTGTTCTAATGAAGAATCTTCAATTACTAATTGCATGTTGATCACTCCTAACATTTGATAAAATTAATTTTGAGAAAGAAGGCATTAATATGATTGAAACCATACGCGCTGAACGTGTTCTTTTAAAGAAGTTAGCCAAATATAAGTCGATAAATCATAATGATCCTATAATTACTAAAGACCCTTATTTGATCAAAGATCTTGTAGATAAAGGATTAGTTCAAATTTATCCAGTAAATAAAGTTAAGAATCACATAACTAATATGGTTGATTTTAATTATTCTCTATCACCGGAAGGTGAGCATTATTTTCAAGAACGACATGAACAATTTAGAAAATTTCTTCTTAGAAGTGTTCTAGTGCCTATAATTGTTTCAGTTATAACTACCCTCTTAACAACTCAACTAATTCCATTTATCTTGCATACAATGCTGCCAAAGTGAGTAATGTGGTAACTAAACTAACAACAAATGGAATTAGGTAATCACCAATTACTTTTCGATCAAACTGTTCAACTTTTTCATCTATGTCATCATTTGATGGCTTTTTTTGTTTAACCATGTTGATCACTTCATTTCTATTTCTCGATTACTGTCTGTTAACTCTCAAGATAAATATCGCTCATACCAAGTAGGTCACATACATTAGCTAAAAGTTCATAATTTGATTCTTGAAGATCTTTAATTGTAAATTCTCTTTTATCTGTTTTAATTCCGTTATCTACGATGGTAGAGACTTTGCCAAAAGTAGTACCCGGTTCATTTAATCGAACGAGGTGTTTTAATGCATCTTTAACATTTTCGTATTCAACCATTTTTATTTTTTGACCTCTTTCTTAATTGCTTTGTACCCAGCTTCTGTGTAGAGCCATTGAGGAACTTCTTTATCTGAATAGCGTGACTTACTATTTGTCCAGCGGCCATACTCATTCTGTCCAGGTTGGTCAGCTTTCAGACCTAATCGGTTAGCAGTTCTTCCTACCATCGTTGCAGTGGTTCCAAGCCTCTTAGCAATATCAGTGGTGGAATATTCTTTCTCTTTCATGACAGGGATGACCATTTCACCAGTAATTTCTTTAGCGGCTCTCGCTAATAATTGCTGTTTAGAACTATTTGAATCAGTAGCCATTGCAATCTTGTAAAGCATGTTTGCTCTGCGAGTAGCTGAATTATCTTTCATAATTGCTAAGCGCTCTTGAGTAACAAGAGATGGCTTATTTTCTTTAATCGCTACTCTCATGTTGAAGTAGTTATCTACTAATTTATCGTAAATATCCCACGCTTTGTCATCGTCCATAATTTTTAATAACTTGGCATATCCACGTTCTGATAATAGGTAGATGTGGTTAGCATTTCCCCATTGAGTCTTGGTAAATCTTAACTTCATAAACAGATCACTGTGAGTGATCTGTTTTAAATCAATTAGATCAATGCCCTCTTTAAATCTTTTTCGGTTCCTATTAATGGTTTGATTAATAGTTCTGACATCTGTTTTATGAATCAAAGCAATATCTCTTACAAGCATTGCTTTCTTACCTTCACCGAATCCGCCTTCAATTCCAGTGAATTCGATTTTGCCGATTTTCTCGGTTCCTAAAACTTTTAAAGCTTCCATAGCTTTTTCCTTTCTAGATTTTGAAATCCCTAATGACTTTAAGAACAAATTGATTAGCTGCAGGATTTGTTTTGCGTCCTGATAGGTAATCACTTACTTCTTGCTTAGTCATTCCATACATTTTGGCTAAGTCAGTAGACTTAATATCATTTTCTTGGAGGAACTTTTTAACTAGTTCTCTTCCTGGAAATGTTGATGGCATTGAATTCACCTCACTTTTTAAAAAATAGTAAGTGAAAAAGTACTAAAATTCATTGCATTTTTAATACTAAATAGTAATATATAGGTATAAGAAATAAACGTTTCAAAGAGTCCCCACTCAATAAGAAAACGGATATTGCTTATTACTTTTTTTATTACATTTCAACTTACATAAATTATATTAGTACTTAAGTACTAATTAGTCAACAGTATTTTTGTACTTTTTAGTAATAATTTGTGTAAGTACTTTAGAAAGGTGCTTACAAATGCTGTTAGAACGTATAAAAGAAAGGGCTAAACAATTTGATTTATCTCTTTCAGATGTTGCAGAAAAAACGGGCATTAGTCCTAATACTGTTTATAGTTGGCGAGTTAAGACACCACGATCAGATAAACTAAAGCAAGTAGCAGAATTATTACATACTACTACTGATTATTTGAACGGCTTAACTGATGATCCTTCATTACCTACTGATGATTCATTTTCATTAGATGATGACAAACCAGTAATGTATCACGGTTATACCGTGCCTGATAAATATTTAGATATGATCCGTGGCTTAATGGACGCTGATATTAAAGAAGGAAAAGCTGATAAGCATGAATGAGTTAATTGAATACCTTTTGAATTATGCTTTTGATCATGGAATTGGCTATAAATTAGTACATGCTGATCCTTACGATCCTTCTCTATCTTTAAAAAAACATAATTTAATGGTTATTAATTTAAATTGGCATAATCAATCTGAACTGCCTTTTATCATCGGTCATGAAATTGGACATTTTATTTTAGGTGATAAAGGGATCTTATATTATAGTAGTTTTGCTGGTCAGAACTCTGAAGAAAAATCAGCTGATTTATATTCCTTAAATCTACTATATGATTATGCTTGTAGCCGTGGACAATACTTTGAGGAACCAGTTCAATTCTTATCAGCTTATGGTATACCATCAAAGATGGCTAAAGCTACTAAGAATCTGTTTGATCACAATGAGGATTAAACATAGTCCAAATACTGAAGACGTTAAAAGCTGAATTGATATGGAGGCTAATATGAAATTAAACAAAATAGCTGTGTTTAGTTCCATTGCTTTATTAAGTATGGGATTAGCTGGATGTAGTAGCTCTACTACTACACCAAAGCCTAAAAATATTAGTTATAGTCAGCTTTCTAGCTACAAATCTAGAAAGAAAGTAATAAATAAGGACTTAGCTAAAAAACTTAAAAAGGATCAGAAGAAAGCAAAAGATGGTGATGATGACTATAATTATTCACTCTATCTTTATAAGGTCCAAACTTGGGAAGATCAAACCATAGCGGTTAATGTAGATAAAGATAATTACATGAATCTTTCAACCAAGGAAAAGGTTGCTGTTGGTCAAAGCATTGATGCCTTAGTTAAAAAGACTCTTAAAGAAAATTATGTAAAGGGTAAAAATATCTTCATTACAATTTATGATGAAGATGGAAATGTCTTAGTTCCTGCTTACAACTATGTAACACTTAAGTTCAAAAACAAGAAAGACCAAGAAGAAGCTAATATTCCAGTTGAATATCAAAATGCTCTAGATAAGGCTCAAAGTTATTCTGATAATATGCATATGTCCAAGCAAGGGCTCTATGAGCAACTAACTTCAGAAGTGGAAGGATTTTCTAAAAAATCCGCCTCTTATGCTATTAAACATGTTCAAGCTAATTGGAATAAAAATGCATTAGAAAAAGCAAAGAGCTATCAAAAGAACGAAAAGATGTCTAGAAATGCAATTTATGATCAATTAACTTCAAGCGTTGAAGGATTTACACCAAGTCAAGCTAGATATGCAATAAATCATTTACCAAAATAAAACAAAAAACTCACCTACTGCGCCAACAGTAAGTGAGTAATTGAAAGAGCTACGCCAATAGCTCTAAAAATAAATGTATTTGAATTAAAAACAAAAACCCGCCAAGGCTTTTGCTATACCCTATTTTAGCAAAGTTTTGGCTAGAATAGGAGATTTTTATGGCTTCGATTAAGAAACGTGGTAAGACTTGGTATGTTAGATTTTCTAAAAGAGAAACACGTTGGGATCCAGAAAAGCAAAAGAATGTTTCTGTTTTAAAGCAAAAATCAAAAGGTGGTTTCAAGACCAAAGCTGAAGCACAGCAATATGGAATTAAAATGGAAGCAGCTTCTATTTCAGGTGTAGATGTTACCAAAAATCCTGTTTTTGCTGACTATATGCAGAAATGGTTTGAAACCTATAAAAAGCCCAACTGTTCCCCTGCTACTCGTACTAAGTATAATTATGAAATAAATTTGGTTAGGCATTATTTTGGTGATCTAACCATCAAAGATATAACTAGAACTAAATACCAGGAATTCATTAACTTTACAGCTAAGGAACATGCACCAGTTACCGTAAAGAAACTAAATGGTAGTGTTAGAGCTTGTGTTAATTCCGCTATTATTGATGGCCTTATATCAGCTGATTTTACTAAGCAAGTTCAAGTCCATGGCAATGAAGATAGAGAACTAGCTGTTACATATTTGAATATTAAAGAAATAAAGAAACTAACTAAAACCACTATTGATAAATTAGATGTTAGTATGCCATCGTACTACATGATCCTAACCGCTATTTTCACTGGTGCTAGATTAGGTGAAATATCTGGCTTGCAATGGAATGATATAGACTTTACAAATAATATTATTGATATTAATAAATCATGGAGTTGGCAACGTAAAAAGATGGGACCAACTAAAAATAAAAGTTCTATACGTAAAATCAAGGTTAATGATTTTTTGCTCGAACGACTCAATGATTTAAGAGCTAATAACTGTAAATTTGTTTTTGGTAACCCTGAAGAGAATAATCTGCCACCTACTTCTGCAACTGCAAATTCAGCTTTGAGAAGTTTACTGAAAGATGCTAACATCAATAAGGATATTCACTTTCACAGTTTGAGACATATCCACGTTGCTTATTTAATTAAGAAGCATGTAGATATTGTGGCTATCAGTCAGAGATTAGGTCATAGTAATGTTGCTACAACTTTAAAATATTATGCTTACTTAATTGATGAGCTTAAGAAATCAGAAGATAATAAAATAATCTCTGATTTAAATGAGCTATCAAAATGATATAATTAATTTACTTAAAAATAGTTGTTGCACAAATGTTGCACAGTACTTTATAGAAAGCTTGATATATCAGCATTTATAGTTACTAAAAAGGAACATATATGGATCAATTAGATAAATTCAACAGGCGCTATAACTTCTTGTCTAAGTTAT